AGCTAAAACTTTGTTTATGTCTAGCAGCTTTACATCTTGGCGCTGTAAAACATTAAGTATTTTTAAGTCCTCGTTCAGCTTGGCTGTGGCCTTTACTATGGCTGCATCATCTTTTGAGGCTATGGCATCCTCTAACGCGGCTATATCCTGCTTAACCTTTAGGCGCTGTACGTCATTAGCTATGCCTAAAATCTGTGCGCTAGTAGTTGCCTTGCCTAACGCCTCAGCTTGGCCTATGAGGGCTGCGTTAAGCTGAATAGCATCCATATTAAAGACATCGTTACCCTTAGCTAAAGCCAGGTTAGCCTTATCTAAAATTGCCTGTGACTTTTTATCTGCAAGGATTTTAGATTGAGCTTTTTGCTGCTCTTTAGTTAGGGCTGTTATTTTCTTTTGTGTGCTGAGATATGAGCCTGATTGAATTGGGTTTTTTTGAGCGCCAACCTCTGATGCTCGTCTAGCTTGTGCGCCAGCTTGATTAAGTAAAGTTATGTAGCTACCTAAAATTGGAATAGCTTGAACTACGCTAGCCCCTGTTAATCCTGATAGCCCAGGGATTTTCTTTAAGGCAGCAGCCATAAGGCCAAACCCGCGTATAACGTCAGCGGTATAAGTAGCTAGGTTTTCCATATTGGTAGCAAGGTCTGCCACGGTTGTATCATCACCTAGATTTTTTAGGGCATCTATGAGGCCTGTACCAATAATCTCCTGCACGTTAGCCGCAGCTACGCCTAGTTTGGCTATAGATCCTGCATAAGTCTCTGAGGCTGCCTTGGCTGAACCCTTAAAGGTTACGGCTAAATCGTCTGTAATCTCCTTGAAAGATTTAGTTTTAAGGTCTGCTTTAGATATGCCTACGCCTAATTTACCTAAAGATGTGTTATTACCCAGGTATGCCTTACTTAATGCGCCTGTCACGCTCTCTAAATCGCGGCCAGTTGATGCACTTATATCTAAGCCAATAGTTAATAGGCGCTGAGTCTCGGCAGTATTTTTAGTTGCTACTGCTAACTTTTGGTAGGCAGGTCTTAACAGATCATCTACAACGCCAAACTCGCTTTGTAACCGTTGGATAAAACTTTCAGCTGAGGCGGCATCGCGCTCTAAGCCTACGTTTTTTAAGGCCAGGGCTAACTGTTGCTGGGCTTTTTGGTCTGCAGCTGCAGCCTTTATTGAGGCTTTGGCATAGCCAATAACGGCAGCTGTACCAAAAGCAAGGCCAAAGGTTTTAGCGAGGCTTTTAACCGATTTACTGAGCTTGTCGGTTGCTGTCTCGGCTTGCTTAAATGCTTTTTTACCTGTGAACTCCGAGGCTATATCTATAACTACGCTGGCCATAATTACACCTTTGTACTTTTATTAAGGGCAGCCGCGGCTGAGTTAATGGCTGTAATGACCGCATCTCTAGCTTTGCCGTTATTCTCATCGTAGGCCCTAAATAAAACACGGCCTTGCATCCTGTCTTTACCCTTAAAAGGTGCGTTGTACTTTTGCTGTTGGTTTTTTACAAAAACACTCTCAGGGCTTAATTTACCCATACGCTCATAAATAGATGCTGCAGCGTTTTTGTTAAAAATACTAACCAGCGATCTAAAACCTTTAGAGTTAGGTTTTGAGGGCGTAGTTTTATAGCCTATTTTAGATTTTGCTATGCTCACATCATACGTAGGGAACGTTCCCATAGAATTAGGCCGTGTCAGCCAGCCGCTTAATATCTGTCCATTATCGGGCAGGTATCCTTTACCAGTTTTAACTATAGGTTTAAGAGCAGTTGCTACTTCTTTAGGCAGGGCTTTAGCCAGGTCAGGGGTAAACTTTCTAAGAGCCTTGCGTAACTCAACGCCCCCTTTTACCTCTACTGGCATTTTGCTGCTCCTTAGCTTTATCGGTTAAAACCTTTAACATATTCTTAAACATATCTGCATCAAGGTCTAGTAAATACTGGGGCGCGATTCCCGTCTCTACGGCTAGCTGTGCGACCAGGTAACCAAAACTACCGCGCCCCACTATTGCGAAGGGTCATCGTCCAATACCTCAACCTTAGCTAAGGTCTCTAAAAACTCTGCCCCAAACATCGGTACGGTTTGCCCGCTTGTGCGTAAACACTCCCAGGCTAGCCAGTACACATCGCTCTGCTTTTCATCATCTCTAAAGGCTTTGTGAAAACCTTTTTTTGCATATAACTCAAAGGCGTACTCAATACGTGGCGTAATCTGATGATCCGATACGCTGCCGTCTGCCCTTGTTATTTTAAGTTTTGCCATTGTGTTAGCCCCTTTGTTAGTTGGTTATGCAGTTGTAATTACAATTGGTGAATTACAGGTAAAGGTAATGCTCTGAGTAGCAATATCTGCAACAGCGCCGTTAATATCTGTAGTGTTATTAACTAGCACAGTAGTGCTGTATAGCGGGTTAGTTGGTGATACTGCGGCGCTTGTCTGCTTTAGTGTCAGGGCTACAGTTGTACCCCAGGCAGCTTGCAAAGTTGCGTTTACGTTTGCTGCAGCTGTATCGCTCAAAAAGTCTAAAGTGATAGTGCTGGCCTCAAGGCCCTTAACAAACTTATGCGCTGTATCGCCCATAGCTGTTACCTCTAGCTCGTCAAAGGCACGGTTAATAGTTGCGCTTGTAACGTGATCTGATAGGACTACTGAGTTAAGAGTAGCCACTACGGTATTGGATAGATAAATTGCCATTGGGCTATTCTCCTATTTTCTCGGTAGGTGTGTCTTTTGTCTTTGTCTCTTTAACCTCTACTGGCAACTCTTGGCCAATTTTGATTAAAAACGCTTTTTCTTCATCTGTAAGTGCCATTAGTTAGCTCCAGCTCGTTAGTATGGATATTTGTAAATCTGCCGTTAGATAGTCACCTGCGGCAACGCTTAGTACGCTAGGCGCGCTCACGCCAGTAACATTAAATACGATTGCGCTATTAGCTAGTTTAGTAAAGACGGCTACTATTGTGTCCTCTATGCCAATAAGGTTAGAGGCGTTGTCAAACATCGGCACACTCATAATAATTCGAAAATTAGCCATAGGCGATATAGTTGCCTGAGAGTTATTGCTCGGGCTGATATAGGGATCCGCAGGGGCCACCACCACGGCGCTAGATTGCATAGTGCTAGGCGGGTAGTTAAATACCGTCCATACACCTGGGTTAGCTAGGGCTGCAGCTATTGTGCTGCGTAAGGTAGTTATAGCTGCAGGCATTAGCCGACCATACCCGCAGGTGAAAGATACGGGGCCAAAAGGCCGCGCACGGATGCCATTAAAGTATTCGACATCTTAAAGGGACTCAAACTATAGCCGTCCACGCTAGTGCCGCCGTTTTGTGTACTGAATCGGCTAGTCCAGATATTTTCTGCCAGCATTAAAGCTGCAGCGTTAATAGCTGGGGTATTGGCGTAGGTAGCCGTTTTTGTATCGTCACCTGTCATAGTGCCATAAGGCAGGATGCGCCTAAAGTTTTGGTCAGCTGCTACTTTTGCATATTGGATAAAGCTATAGCCCTGTGGGAATTGCCAATAGTTAAGCTGCATATTAAAAGCAGGCAAGATATTAGCTGTGCCTGTGCTAAATGGAATTGTGCCCGTAATTGTGTAAGTACCGTTAAAGGTTGAACCAGCCCCAGCAATAGTTACTGATTGGCCCGTAGTAAAGATGCCAGGGTTGGCAACCATAACTGTAGCGACATTAGACACCAACGCGGTACCGACTACGGGCGCGCTGTCAAACCATAAAAAGCCGTTTATTAGATCTTGTGCAGCTTGGCAGGTGTCCTCTATCCAGGTGTAAGCATCGTACAAAGTGCCAACGCCCAGGCTAGCCTTTAAGGTAGCTGCGGTTACATACGTGGCTGGCATTTTTGTACTCCTATCTTACTTAGGTTTGGTAAGCCTCAAAGGGCTAAGAGGCCTACCAAACTATTAGTGGGTTTTCTTAGGTGAAGTTGTAACGGATAATACCCTTAGGCATTTTTGCAATAGTTGCCATATAACCATAAATAGCAACCTGTACCTGTAGGTTAGATACAACGTTAACTGACATATAAGCCTGTGGTGATTGGTAAACAGTAAATGCCTCAGGCGCAAGAATAATCGCTGAGTCATCCACAGTTGTAGTTGCCGCGAAGTTTTTATCTACATACAGGTCTAATCCCAAAACGTTTCCACGGATTGAGCCAGGCTGTGTTAGCCCGCCTGCGTTCATTGGCTGTGATGCTGAATAAATTGGGCGGCCTGTTGTATCGGATGCACCCATTAGTAGCTGCCATTGTGAACCGTTAGCAATATAGTTATTAGCATAATAACCAGTAGCCTCATAAACAAGACGTGCTGCCTCAGATGCGTAACCAATAATGCCTGCAGATGTAGCAGCTTGTGCTGTTGTAGCAACAGTACCCGCTGTAATAAGTGCAGCATTAACTGTTGTATCAAGAGTTTTTAGGTAAGCATTTTGTAGTTGGGCTGTCAATTCACTAAAGAAATTGCCGTCACCAAATCCGCGCTCTAATAACTCAATGCTAATTGTGTTCATACCTGAATACTTATTTACAGTACCAGTTAGGTAAGCAGTTTCCATACCTGTGTTTTGTACTGCTCCAGCCTCTGCCTCAACAGTTACAACAGGTGCTACACCTGTACCGCCGCCTGCAGATGTAACAAGAGAAGGCACGTTGATAGTCATACCTGAATTAGGCAAAGTACCACGTGAACACGCATCGATAGACGGTGTGCCAAAACGTGTGTTAGTTGGGAACTCTGAAAGGTACTGAGTTGGGTTAAAGCCTGGGTTAGTTGTAAATGAGTCATCTGCAGCTGTTACATACAGCTTGCTATCTTCATTACCTAGTGCAGCTTTAATTTTGTGCTCTGTGTATGCACCCATTGAAGTAATAGGTGTACGTACGCGCTGAGAATTAAGCGCGCTTGGTAGGATGATTTTACGAGCTGCCTCTACTGTAGGTGCAGCCTGCTCTGTGGCATCTACTGCCTCAGGTGCGGATTGATCGGGGGCTGTAGTCACAGCGGCCTCGCTTTCGGTTTCGGTTTCGGTTGTGGTTGAGTTTATTACGGTGTTAGTTGTCGTAATTTTTGTGCTTGTTGATTCTGCAGCCTCTACTGGAGCTACTGGCATATCACTTTCCGCAGCAGCAATTTTTTGCACAGCTGCAGACGGGAAGGCCGCACTTTCGACAAGGCTGACCTCTCGCAAAACTGCAGCCGTGACCAGGAGATAATCTTTTTGGGGCTTTGATGCGGTAACTTCCACACCAACGGATAAGCCGTCCATAAGTTGCTCCTGGGCTAGCAAAATCGCATCTGATCCACGTGAGGATGCACTTACCTTAAAGCTGGCATATAAACCGTCTTTAGCTGAGGTAATGCTTTGCATACGGCCTACGGGTTTTGAGTTGTCGTGTGACATTAAAAGTTTTACTTTACTTGGCTCAGGTGCGCTAATTGAACCCTCAGCAAAAACTACTTTGCCTGCGCTTGTGTAGCCTATCTCGCCATACGGTGCAATTTTGCCTGAGATAGTACGGCGCTCACCGCTATCTACTGCCTCAATATTGCCACTAAACGTTAAGATCACGGATTTCGTTCCCTTCATTAAGGCCACTAGGGCTTAGCTGTTCCATACTTTGCGCTTGCTCTAGATCTATTAAACCCAGGTTAAGCATCTTTTCTATTGCATCTAAACGAGCTGCAGTATCGGCACGTAAAAACGTTTCATCTAACGCAAAACGCACAACGTTGTTATGAGCCGTTAGGTCATCCATACTGAGCCTATTTTCAATAGCGCTAATAAACGGCTGCAAAGAATATGCAACAAACTCTTTGCGCCCGTCTAGGATATTTTGGTAAGTCATTGAGTTATTCATATCTGCACTTATGTAATATGCAGGCACGTTCATTAGCCGTGCTGTTTCCGTAGCTAAGTACTGGCTGCTTTCCGTGTAGGTCATATCCTTAGGTGAAAAGCCGACCTGTTGGTAATCTAAAGTGCTAGTTAAATATGCTGTGCTGCGTGATGCACGTGCAGCTTTCCACGCAGCTAATAAACCGCTGATTTGTGCCTCAGGTAAATCTGCACCGCTATTTTTAATAAATCCAGTTGGCATAGGTGTAGCAGCTGCAACAGCTGCGGCCTTTTGTACATCTATTGCGCTTTGTATTGTGCGGGCACCTGTCTCTAATACGCCAGGTAACAAAGATTGAAAAGTAACAAGGGAACCTATACCCGCCATAGGTGCGCGTACACCGTTAACGCTGTAGTAATCAACCTGATCCCCGTACTGGTCAGTAGTAACTGTTACGCGTGTATTAGCTACCCACTCAAAACCGCTAGGCCGCCCGTCATCGGCGTACAAAGATGTAACGCGCCAATATGCAACGCCGTAAAATAGTAATGAGTCAACGGTATAAGCAATAGTTACGCTACGTGGCTGGCGCATATCGGGTTGGTCAAGCCATAGCGGGCTTTCCATTTTTGCACCTGTAGATTTTTTGTATAGCTCTAAATCAATACTTGATATAACGCCTGCAATTAAATTACGGCATCGTGCAACAGAGGGCACTTGCAAAGCTGTAAAGCGATCCATAAACGGGGCGCCGTTGCCAGTTGCATAAAGGCCGCCATAGCTATAAACGCCAGCGCCGTAACCCTGAGACATAACGGCAGGGGCTAGCTGGGCAGTAACATCTTTTTTAGATAAACCAAAAGTTTGCAATAGACCCATAGGGCGGATTATAGGTTATCCACAGGTGTAAAGTTATACACACTCTCGGCGTGTCTAAACGTAAACTTTAGCCTCAGATACAGGCTGAGCCAGGATGTGAATTACCATAGCTAGGCCAATAGGTATATCAACAGGGCCAGCCGATTTACGGCGCACAATGCGCCAGGCATCGGGTGTTATTTTAGCTGCACAATTAGCCATTTGTTGTATCAATAAATCCTGCCCGCTGTGCCTTAAACGGTCATTAACTAGGGCATCGTGGAAGTCTGAACAGGCTGTATAAAAGCTCTGCCCTGATACGTCTCGCGTTTGTACGCCTGCATTTTGCAAACGCTGGGCTATGGATGCCGTGGTGTACTTGTCATAACAAACCATACGTGGGTAATACATATCGGCCCATTTTTTAATACTTGCAGCTATAGCTAACTCATCTACGGCTACTTGTGAGCTGTAGGTATCTAACACAGCTACACCTATGCGCCCGTCAGGCAATAACTGACCCATAACAAGGCTTGCATCGCGGCGACTCGGGCTTACGTCAAAGGCAAAAACAGTTAAAGGCCCAGGTGCCATTTTTAGGTTGATGTCGCTGGCATCTTCGACACTACCGTGGGGCCACGGTGATTGTAGCGAATCTATCCATTGGCATAACGTTTCTGTCCTAAATTGCTCTATGGTTTGTGTTGTCAGGGCCTCTTGGATTGATGCCTCGGTGACCAATATGCCTAAGGCTGGGTTAGCTTGCGCCCAAGCTTTACGATCATCTAAAGCTGCAAACTGTGGGGCGCTGTACTCGTAATAACCTAGCGACTCGGGCGGATGCGCCAGGCATCGCTCGCGTAGCTCGTTTAAGGTCACGCTAAAAGCATCACCCGCATTACTCGCCAGTAGGGTTTGGGCGTTTGGACGGGCCCTAGTCACAGGCATAGCCGCGGCAAACGCGGTTTGGTCAACTTCTCTAAGCTCATCTATAAATAGAAAATCTGCCGTGGCACCGCGGGCTGAGTCTCTAGTAGCTGCGCGTACATCTAAGCGAGCGCCCGACTTTAATACTATTGCCTCGTTACCGTTAGCGTAGCGGATGCTCTTAAGCTCTTTCTTTAGGATAGGTGCATCCTCTATAGCTTGTGCCACTTCTCTAAAGGTAGTTAATGCCATAGATCTCGCTGAGGAGATGACCACGTGGTTACGCTCGTTGAACAAGAATAGCCCGGCCAAGATACGCATACGCGCCAGGTGGCTCTTACCTTGTTGTCGGCTTGTCAATAGCAGGTTGGTTTTACGCACAAACATTTTATTTTTATCTACCGTCAACATATCCTGCATTACGTAGCGTTGCCAGGGTAAAAGCGGCAGGCCAATATCCTCTGCTAGCT